TAAACGCTAATGCTAAGTTGCTCTATGGTGAGATCACTGCTCTATGTAATGAGAAGGGATACTGCTGGGCATCCAATAGATACTTCGCTGAATTGTACGAGGTTTCCGTACAGTCCATCAGCAAGTGGATAAAGAATCTCAGTGAGTGCGGGTATATCAACATGCAGTTGGAGTATGTTCCTGGCACCAAGCAGGTCAAGCACCGCTACATTCAGATGGCTGATACCCCTACCATAGAAAAGTTTAATACCTCCCCTCCAAAAGTAGAGGGGGGTACCATAGAAAAGTTTCAACCCTCCCCTACAAAAGTTGATGACCCTACCCTAGAAAAGTTTAAGGATAATAATACACTTAATACTACATCTAATAATACAAAGAATAAGGGTCGTTTCACTCCACCCACTTTGACTGAGGTGATTGATCAGTGTAATCAGACAGGAGCTAACATTGATCCACAAGGCTTTATTGATTTTTATGAGAGCAAGGGATGGATGATTGGCCGTAATAAAATGAAGTGTTGGAAGTCTGCTATCAGGACTTGGACTAGGAAGGAAAGGGAGAAGCAGAAGGAGAAGCAGGCAAGACCTGTTAAACAAAAAGCAAAACCAAATGGCCTGAAGGGTCGTGACATAACTGAAAGTCTGACTGATACCAGTTGGGCAGATTAAATAACTAGGAGAACACAATGAGTACAGCAAAGAGAAAGTTTGAAAGAACCCACACCATCGCAGATGCCAGAAAGAATCTGAAGTGTAAGGCCAAGCAGATCAAGTGGATCGGTGATCGTGAAGACTTGGGGCTAGTGAAGGGTGAGACCTACACATACAAGGAGTTGGGAGCAGCGGTGGGCATTGTTAGCCACAGTATGCGTGGTCGCCTGAGAGGTGCAAGTGAAGCCAGTGACTGCCATATGTGGGCCAATGGTGAGAAGAAGCCCAGAGAAGAATGGGGTACTCACATCATCGTTCGCTGTGAAAGTGAAGCGGACAAGTTGTCACAAAAATACTTGAGGATGTCCCTATGAGTTTAGAAATTAAAGATGGTATTGATTTGGTAGAGTTTTGTTCAGATTACTTCATAAAGTATGAGCTGCCTGAATACTGGTATGATTGGGATGACCCTAAAGGTTTGTGGAAGCTCATATCTAAAGGAGCTAAGACTCACCATAAAGATAGAGACCCAGAAGATATTTGGTGGGACATAATCTATATGGCAAAAGACCTCAACAAAAGGTTGGAGCTAGGATTTGATATGAGAGGTATCCGATGAATCCATATTTAATTGATGAGCCAGCAGTGATCAGCTTTAGTGGCGGCAGATCGTCAGGGTATATGCTTTACCATATTCTAGAAGCTCACGACTTCAAGCTTCCACCCTATGTTAAGGTTATATTTGCCAACACTGGCAAGGAAATGCCACAGACCTTGGACTTTGTGAGGGACTGCGAGAAGAATTGGGGTGTTGAGATAGTGTGGTTAGAGTACACCGGCAAGAAGGCATTCAAGGAAGTGACCTACGATACAGCAAGCCGAGAGGGTGAGCCATTTGCCCAACTCATAACTGACCGCAACTACCTGCCCAACATGATGGCGCGTTTCTGCACCAGTGAGCTAAAGGTTCTGACTATCAACAGGTACATGGAGTGTGATGATTTCCTGACAGTGGTTGGAATCAGGGGTGATGAGCAGAGAAGGGTTGCCAAGATGCGAAGCAAAGAGAACTACGCTGTACCACTGGCTGATGCCAATGTAGTCGAGGAGGATATTGCTGAGTTTTGGAAGCATCAAGACTTTGATTTGGCACTACCACCGGCAGGGGTGAACACATTAAGCAACTGTGATCTGTGTTTCCTGAAGGGATACAGCATCAAGCAGTCTATTGTTGAGCATAACCCCAGTGTCGCAGATTGGTGGGTAGCTCAGGAAAAGAAAATAAACGCTAGGTTTAGAAGTGATCAGCCTAGTTACGAAAAGATGCAGGTGATAGCCAGTGATCAGGGTCAGTTGTTTGGCTTTGATGATACAACTGTTGCTTGCTTTTGTGGAGACTGATATGACACAAGGTGACTACGTTAAAGTTAGCTCAACCAATGAGGTTGAAGAAAAGCTGAAGCACTTGGAATCCAGGATTAGGGGGTGGAACTACCAGTCCCCACTGGCTATCAAGCTGATGCCATTCACTGACCCCACCAGTCTCAGTCAAGAGGCTCTGTTCAATATGTGGTGCAGGGAGATTGCCGACCAGATGAAGAAGAAAGCACCTGAAGCAGACGCTGAAGCATGGAAGTTGTGGTTGAAGCATAAATTCCTTGGTACATACGCTGTAAAGGTGGGCAGGGAGTCGATAAAGGGGCAAGTCTATGCTACCCCAAAGGGTAAGGCTAAGATGGCTCAGTTCATGCATAGCGTGCTTGTATTTGCAGATGAGAAGTTGCGTGTTAGACTCAGCGTACCTAGAAACTCAGAGTATGTTAAGGTCAGGGAAAATGAGCAAGCTAAAGAATCCAAACAGAAAGCCAAGAAAGAAAGCAACCATCCAGCAGGAAGTGGAAAAGGCGGCAGTGCTACTGCAAAAACTGGTTCGTCTAAAGGCGAGCAACAGATTGGGCTTCTGTGAGTGCGTGACCTGTGGTGTTATCAAGCACTATAAGGAAATGCAAGGAGGCCACTACTATGGCAGAAAAGAAGTGCTCAGATTCAAGCTCTGGGAAGAAAATCTGGCCCCCCAATGTGCCGCGTGCAACTGGCATGGTATGCGCACCACCAAGATACGAGAGCGATACCGTATGTACATGGAAGATATGTACGGAGTCAGGCGAGTAAAGGCCATGAATAGATTGGCATTCAGAAAGCCGCCCAAGTTTAAGATGGATGAAGTGTTAGCATTTAAAAAAGAACTGCGAGAGCAGATTAAAATTCAACTGAAGAGGCTAGGAGAATGACCCCATTTATTCAGATAGTTTATGAAGAGATCGAAGAGTACGGATTGTATGACCACAAGTTAAAGCTATTCAACCTTATGGAAGCTGCCCTGAATGGTGCCAGTGGTAAAGCCAGAAAGGAGATTGACGAATTGTGGTTGGAAATCCAGGATTACAAAGAGCAGTTAGCTATACCCCCAGATGAAAGTGAATTGGCATTGCACCACCCCACAATGTCTGTATAATAAAAGCCATGGCAGGGTAAGTTGCTGCCTATGTTTGGATATGTAAAGTGTTGTTTTTTCTAAGTTATACCTTTGTTTGTAGTTGTTTTGCCCCGCTCGGTTACTCCTGCCCAGCGGGGTTTTTTTTGATCTCAACTATTGCAACTGGCAGGGTGGATAGGGTACACCATACCCCATAAAACGCACGTTAAGGGTGATTTCAGCGTGTTTAGGTGTACTGGCAGGGTCAACGTACAGGGTCAGTCGATAGGCACAAAAAAAGGGACTCAAAGCCCCTTTAGATTTTGCAACTGGCAGGGTTTAAATCCGCCAGATTATGTAAACCAATACCCCAAAAAGTATGTAGCCACCGATTCCACCCAACACGATTGGCACTACCCCATAAATAAAATCAATTAGCTTTTGCATTGTCTACGCCTCCCAATCTATAAGTCCGTGATCGTGTAGTATCCCCTCAACTATATCAAAATAGCCATTGAAACGATCCTGAGTATCTTCTGCATAGTGCTGATTGCCGTGTTTATCCGTGATGGTTTCCACCTCGTAATAGTCGGCCTCAATCATTGCCTCGGCAATATCTAAGCAGATTGATATGCGGTCGTGATCATCTAGTGTTTTATTTTCCATGGTATAACCCCGCTAATGTTTGTTCGATTAGGTTCATAGCGTCGCCTATTTCCTTGTGTTCTGCTGCCCATTCTTCAGACTGCCAAAATTCTTCACGCGCCTGATCGACAGTGCCCCAAATTAGGTTTAACGCTTTTTCAAGCTCAATATTCATTGTTATATTTTCCATTGTTTAAGCTCCTAAACTCTTATCAGTTCGTATTGATTTTCAGATTGGATTTTTTTTAATTGTTCCACTGTTAATATCTTGGTTATCTGCTTTTCCATAAAGCAGAATCTGCATTTAAATTTATTACCCCATGGGGAAAAGTACAGCTTTGTTTTATTTTCCATTGTTTAAACCCCTATGGTTTCTAGATACTCTATCGCATCGTCGAGGCAATCCCCGACAGTAAACCCGCTATCACTATCTTTGGGCGTGTTTTTAGCGTCCCGACTTAATGCCGATCTTATATCGTACAAATCGAAAAGTATGTTGTTCAAATCATCGTTTTTGTTTTCCATTGTTTAAGCTCCTATGCCATTGTCATTATAAAAACCAGTCCAACATAGAGGACGGGCATTACTACCAGTACTGCTGCCACTGTTACAGTCCACCCAATCACGCTCGCCAGTATGTCATTGCGACGATCACGCCGACGATCTGCGAGTATTTGGTTTCTAAGTGCTGAGTTCATTTTGTGTTCTCCGTTGTTTTCGTTGTTTAAGTAAGTATTAAAAAGCCCCCACAGTGTAGAGGCTTTAAACTAATTACTTAGGGAAACGCTTTGCAATGTAGGCTTCAAGCTCCGCGCCTTCAAGTTTAACTTCAGTGTGATGATTTGCTTTTACAAGCTGAACAATCTCCGTCTCAAGCTCAGTGCTGATCTCCTCGTAAGGTGTTGAGCAGGCAACGCTATCGTCAAAAATGCAGCCAATCATGTAATCAGCTTCCTTAACAAGATAGTTATATTGGCCTATTTGAATTAGTTTATGAAAGTCCGTGACTCCTTCGGCTAATCCCTCTTCCATTGCCTCTTCTATTTCGTCGTAGTTATCAACTGCCCACTTTCGCAGGTCGTAGTAATAAATATCTATCGCGCTATCTATTAGACCATGCAGCTCGCCGTTATAGTCGAGAGCGTCCCGCAACTCGTATTGGTCTTCATAGTCCGAAAGGTTTAATTGCTTTTCTTTGATTAGGTCTTGTATGTCTGTAATGTTTAGCATAATGGTTACCTTTTGTTTGTTTGTGTTTGTAAGTGATGGGTGAACTCTAAACCAATCATTCATACTTGTAAATGATGTTTTGCGATTTAATCCAAATTAATTCAAATAATCTATAAATTGATCATTTTTTGTACAATTAATAGACTTTGTTGGTTATTTTTTATACAATCGGGTGAAAAGGAAAGGTGAAGAGAATCAAGGGACTAGAATTATAGTGATTGGGGAAATAGGTTTTACCACAAAATATTGCTGAGAATCTCACGGGAACCAATAGCATTTACAACTGTATAGGCAACCAGTACTGTATGGATAACCAGGTAGGTGATGCGCACGTAATAATAAGGTAGGTGCAGCCAAGGGGTACCCCCCCCCTCCCGAAGTGGCGTGTCTGTGGTATATATATGTCTCTCGCAAAAAAAAATTACCGAAAATGAGAAGTGTTATGATTAAGATAGTAACGGATGAAGAAGTTCATGAAA